AAGAATGCCTATGAGGAAAACATTGTTACCAATTCACCACTTGCTAAATTGCTTGAGAGACCTAATCCAATGCAGGCTCAAGACCAGTTCTTTCAGAACTTGTTCGGGTTTAGAATCCTATCTGGTGAAGGTAATATCTACGGCAATGATGGAGGTACGCCTGGCAGTAGATTCGTTGAGTTAAATGTACTCCCGACCCAGTTCCTTGAAATCTACCCTGATCCGAAAGACCTTTATGGACTACTTGGTTACAAGTTAATGGTTGGTCAAGGCATCAACATACCTAAAGACCAAGTTTGCCATTGGCGTTCATGGAATCCTGATTTCAATGATGTTACACGCTCACACTTAAGAGGTGTTTCACCTTTGCGCTCTGCGTGGAAACTTTTGAGGATGTCAAACAACGCTGCTGATGCCTCTGCGAAAATGACTCAGAACGGAGGTGCTAAAGGTGCGCTTGTGCCAGAGGTGGTAAATAACAATGTGCCACAAATGACACCTGAGCAGGCATCCATGATTCAAAGGGCAATAAACGATAGGCTTAACGGCACAGATAACAAGGGTAGTATTGGTGTTATGCAATATCCTTATAACTACCTCAACTTTGGTTTATCATCTGTGGATATGGAACTTGTAAAGACCTTGCAAATGACATTGCATCAATGGTGTAGGGTATTTCAAATGCCAATAGTGTTATTCGATACTGATACTTCATCTTACAACAACTATAACAATGCAATGCGTGACTTGATTACGAATACCATTGCACCTCTTTGTGGTGAATTAAGAGATGAGTTAAACGCATGGCTTGTACCTCGATTTGGTGAGAATGTTTACATAGACTACGACATCTCTGCACTACCTGAACTTCAGGCAGATATGGAGAAGATGGTAGCACAACTAAAACAGGCAGATTGGCTTACTTTTGATGAGAAGCGAACTGCGATGGGTTACGAAGAGAAAATGGGTGCTTACCAGTACTCTTACGTTTCGCAGGGTCTTATACCACTTGAGCAGACAATGATGGACTTAACTATCCCAAATGATAACAGCAACAACAACCAATGAGGAAATTTGGCAAATAGTGATGGAGAGGTTTCCAAAGTTGCCGACAGAAAGAACTTGTATTACTGAGCATAGGTTGAGGAATGAGGTGAGGCATAGCTATAAAATGAGATTATACGATGAACGCAGCGCAGCGCAAAGAATATTGGAGAAAGGTGGAACGACTTCGAGCGCAGCTTGATGCAAAGTATTTTGAACAAGTGCGAAACTCAATAATCGCACAGTTCAAGAGATTTGCACGAGACATTGAAGCTATTGGAGTCGATGCTGCACGTTCACGCTTGGGTCTTGATTTATGGGATAAAGAGATGCTCAAGATATTTGAGGCGATGTATAAGGAATCTGTGGTATTATTTGGCAATAGTGTATATCGAGCGTTAAAGATAGAAGCTAATCAGAAAGCAGAAACCTTTGGGTTTAATCGTGAATGGACAGATGCTGTTTTGGAGTTCTTGCTCAAGCAGGGTTTTGTATTGGTGGCAGATATTACATCTACTACAAAAAAGAAACTACTTGATATTGTCAGCAAAGGAATAGAGGAAGGTTTAGGTGTTGATGAGATAGTGCGAATAATTACCTCTGATGAGCAGTTAGCTTATGCTACATTTCGAGCAAGGCGAATCGTTAGGACAGAGGTCATGCGTAGTTCCAACATAGGAGCCATGAAAGGAGCAGAGGCGCATCCTTTTGTAGTTGATAAAGAATGGATTAGTGCAAGGGATTCACGAACACGAAGAATACCTCAAGATGAGTTTGATCATGTAGAACTTGATGGGGTGATAGTTGGCTTTGATGAACCATTCACATCTACTGGTAAGAAGGGTGAGCCTGTTGTGGCAATGCAGCCAGGGGATTTGTCTGCACCCGCAGGATTTACCATAAACTGCCGTTGTACAGTAGGGTTTATTCCTAAGCGTGATGCCAATGGTCGTTTATTAAGGAAACCAAGATTAAATGAACCTCAAATAATATCATAATGCCGATATATAGATGCGAAAACGGGAAATATAGAATAGGGAACGGTGAATGCGTATTCACCTCAAGAGCATCAGCAGAGAGAGCCTATGCTGCTTATTTAGCTGAAGAGGAAGATGAAAACCATGATGAGGAATATATGGGTATGAAAGAAGAAACCTACAATGATTACCCTGAAGCAGCGACTAATAATGCAAAACGGGCATTGAAGTATAAAGAGGAAAACGGCAGCGATTGCGGTACTCCTGTTGGATGGGCAAGAGCCAATCAGTTAGCGAACAGGGAAAGGATTTCACGTGACACAATCGCAAGGATGGCATCGTTTAAAAGGCATCAACAACACGCAGATGTACCATATAGCGAAGGCTGCGGAGGTATAATGTGGGATGCTTGGGGAGGAACTGCTGGTATCGAATGGGCAATAAGAAAACTTGAACAAATAGATAATAAAAAAGCTATGATATACAAATACAAACAAAACGAACTTGAAGTAAAAGACATTGATGCAAAACAAGGCATCATCACTGGTTATTTCTCTGCGTTCGGCAATGTAGATTCTGATGGTGACATAATGATGCCAGGTGCATTTAAACGCAGTATAGAGGATTGGGGGCCGAATGGTAAGGGTAGGATTAAACATCTCATGAATCACGACCCATCTCAACCTTTGGGTAAGATTCTTGAACTAAAAGAAGATGGTTATGGCTTGTACTATCGTTCGCAGATAGGAAAGCATAGGCTTGGTCAGGATTTTATCAAGATGGTTGAATCAGACCTAATTAAGGAGCATTCAATAGGATTTCGCACATTAAGAGAGCAAAAGTCTGATGTTGCCAATGAAATCCATGAGGTAATGCTTTTTGAAGGTTCATCACTTACTGCGTGGGGTGCGAATGAGGCTACTCCAATTATTAACATGAAGTCAATAACTTCTGTCGAAGAGTTAAAAGAAACAATTCGTAATTTTGAGAAGTTTATCAGGCACTCAGATGTGACTGATGAAACAATAGATCTTTGCCTTATTAAAGTTAGACAACTTGCCCAAATGGTCGAGATGATGAATAGCACGAAGGTTACCACAGTGGAGCCAACGCAGCAAAAAGAATCAGTGCCAGTGGAATCATTTATTAACATCATCAAAAACATTTAAAAATGGAAGAGTTAAAAAAGTTTGAGGATGCTCTTGCATCCAAGCTTTCTGAAATGAAAGCAGAAGTTAGCGCCAACACAGAAAAGGCTGCTAAGCAATTCGAAGACAAGGTATCTCAGGTTAATGAGCAACTTGTTAAATCTAATGCGTCTCTTGAAGAGGCACGTAAGGAAGTTCTTGAAGCAAAGGCTGCTCTTGGCAAAATCGCTGCTAAAGAGGAAGTTAAAGTTGCTACTTCTTACGCAGAGCATATTAATAACATTAAGGGTGCAATTGCTGACGCAGTAACCAAAGGATGGGATGACATTAAGTCTGCTGCAAGAAATGGCGGTAAAGGGTTCTCTTACGAACTCGACCAAAAGGCTGTTGGTACAATGACTATCAGCAACAACCTGACTGGTTCTGTTTACACCTCTTATGTTGACAACCCTGCACTGAGGTCTTTCGTTAATCCTCACTTGCGTTCTGTTTTCAACATTATCCCTGTTAGCACAGGTTCAGTATCTTTCCCACGTGGTAACACTCCTGTCGGTGAGGGTAGTTTTGGAAAGCAGACAGAAGGTAGTGCGAAGCCTCAGGTGGATTACGATGTGACTGTAGTTAACACAGCATTGTCTTTCATCGCTGGTTATGCTAAGGTATCTCGTCAGATGATTGATGATCTGCCTTTCCTTCAGGCTTATTTGCAGCAGTCTCTTATTGAGGACTTCCAAAAGGCTGAAGATACCTATTACCTGAATGCTATCGCTGCTTCTGCAACTGCAGGTTCTTCTTCAGGTGCCAACACTGCTGAGAAGTTCATTGATTACATTGCTCAGCTTGGTGCATTGAACTGGACTGCTAATCTTGCTCTCACCACTCATGCAGGTTGGGCAGGACTACTGAAAACCAAGCCTTCGGACTACTCGGTTCCTGGGGGAATGGTTATCGACCAAAATGGTAATGTAAGAATCGCTGGTGTTCCTGTTGTTCCTCATAGCCTTGTTACAGCCTCTAAGATTTATGTAATGGATACTACTAAGTTTGCCATTGCACAGCAATCTGGTTTGTCCGTGAGGTCTACAGAGTTCGATCAGGACGATTTCATCAAGAACCTCATTACTTTCCGCTGTGAGGCTCGTTGTGAACTTCTTCAGTTCCAACCTGGTGCAGCAGTTTATGGTGCAATATAATTCCTGTTTCATGTTGTATTGGGGGAGGTGTAATGCCTTCCCCTTTTTTTAATTATGCCATATTCCTACGACTATTTTAAAAGAGAGTTCCTTGAACACATGACAAGGAATTTCGAATCTCACATTTCGATATTGGACATTGGAGCAGGATGTGGTACTTACGGCACATTGCTTAAAGGGTTCTTTGAATATATTGATGGTGTAGAGGTTTATGAACCTTACATAAAAAAGTTTGAACTTGACAAGATTTACAATAACATTTTTTGTAGGGATGCTCTTGATGTGAACGTTCATGCTTACGATTACATTATTTTGGGAGATGTCATTGAACACATGACATTCTTTGAGGCTAAGAAGCTAACAACAAGGATTCATGCGCTTGATAAAAAGATGATGGTTGCTATCCCATACATGATGCCACAGGGCGCAGTAGGTGGTAACGACTATGAGATTCACAGGCAAGATGATTTAACTCATAAGATATTTCTGGAGAGATACCCAATGATGCATAAC